AGGTCAAAGGCGTGACTTACCGCCGCCATGAAAAACCGGGGTCACCACCGTCACTGCGCGTGGATTACCGGACCGGGCTCAACAGCTACCGCGAGTGGATTTGCCTGGAGCATGCCGGGTACGCACGCGCCAAGGCAGAAAGCTGGTGGCTGCGCCGTGCGCCTGCGCCGGTTCCGGGCAGCGTTGATGCCGCCCTTGAACGGGTGCGGGACCTGAGCGAGCCCTCTCATATCCGGATCAGGACCAAGGGCAAGTTCACCGAGATTTCCGGACATCGCTTCGATGCCCGGATGCTGGCGGCATGAGCCCCTGTTTTTGCGGCCGGGCTGCTCGCGGATTCGCCTGGCACGACTTCTCCCGCACCCCATTCGACAGGCCTCCCCCCGTGCATGCCTGCTCGATGACTTGTCTCGCCATTGCCACCCGAAGGAAAGGCCGGATGAAAGCCAATATCGATGAACGCCGCGCGATCGCCGCAGCCAGCCCGGCCATTGGCGCTTTCCTGGAAGAGCTGGGCAAAAGCGACCTGGCAGTGCTTACCCCGGACGAATGGCTCGCCTTCCTGGGTCACGCCTATGTCACGGTCTGCGCCGAGGTCAGCAAGATCTGGGAAAACGAGGTGCCATTCTGATGCGCGCCCTCCAATTTGATCCGGCGCTTGCCCGGCCGCTGTTTGCGAGCCTCGACCAGATCCATCTCGTCATGATCAACCCCACTGGACCCGGCGTCCATGGCAAGGACTTCGGTCGGGACGTCGAGACCGCGCTGGCCGATGCTGCCAGGGCCAGTGCCAACGGGTTCAACGTCTATTGGACGGTCAACCGCGTGGCAGCGGGTCTGAACAAGAAGCCGGGCAAGCACGACATCCGGGCCGCGCGGTTCGTGCATGTCGATATCGATCCTCCCAAATCGGGTGGTGCCTTCGACAAGCGGGAAATCACGGCCGCACTCCAGGGCATTGATTGCCCGCCCAGCTTCGTGATCGACTCTGGCGGCGGTTTGCAGGCATTTTGGCGTCTGGAGGCCCCTTGTGAGAACCTCGCCAGCATCGAGGCGATCAACCTGCAGGTGCGTGACTGGTTCGAGGCCGACGCCTGCCAGAACATCGACCGGCTGATGCGGGTACCAGGTTCGGTGAACTTTCCCGATAAGCGCAAGATCGAGCGAGGGCGTAAGGCATGCCTGGCCTGTTGGGCGGCCCCCGATGAAGGCGTGACCCATGCGCCGGAGGCTCTGGCCATGAGCTTCCCGCAGGCCCGGTCTGTCAACAATGCCAAGGCCCGTGCGCCCCTGACGCTCCCGGCCGCCATAGCTCTGCTGTCTCCGGACGATCTGGGGTTTGGGTCCCTCGATCCGTTGCGGCTTGCCATAGAAAGCCCGCCGGGCACTGACCGGTCGGGTGATGGGCTAGCGGCCGCACGGCTCATGGCGAACAGCGGGCTAAGCGACGCCCAGATCATGAGCGTTCTCCTCAACCCCGCAAATGCCGTCGCCGCCCATTTTCTCGACCAGCGCGATCCTCGCCGGGCAGCAGCCCGTGCCATCCAACTGGTTCGCCGCGACAGTCCGCCCGAGGGCGAGACGCTCCATGCGCCCATCATGACCGATACTGATTTTGCGCAGTTCGTGGCCAACGAGAAGGCCAAAGTGCGGCGGGTCATGGTGCCGGCCACGCTGCAGGTCGATGACGGCGATGAGGTTGTCGACCCATCCCCCAGGACCGGAACCCCGGGCTGGCTGCGCGATCTTGGCGACGGGGCACTGGCCCAGTTCGTGGCGCACACCTGTGCCTCTGCGCCGTCGCCCCAGCCTTGGCTGACGCTTGGGGCCGGCCTTGCCATGTTCGGTGCAGCAGCCGGCAGGCGCTATGCTGGCCCGACGAACCTGCGCACCAATCTCTACGCGATCGGTGTGGCGGATTCCGGGGGCGGCAAGGACCATCCCTTGCGCGCCTCGACCCGGCTGATGATTGCCGCGGGGCTTGCCGACCACATCGGCTCGTCCAAGATCGCATCGGGTGCGGGGCTTCTGACCGCGATTACCGCCAATCCATCGATCTATTTTCCGCTGGATGAAGTCGGGTTCCTGATTGCGTCTGCGGCCGATCGCAAACGCGCGCCCCGCCACCTTACCGAAATCATCGACAACCTCACCGAGTTTTACAGTCTCGCCGACAGCACGTTTCTCGGTATTGCCTATGCTAACGCGAAGGAAAGGCCGCGCGAGGTGATCGAGCAGCCCTGTCTGTGCCTGTTTGGGGTGACCACCCCGGGCGTGTTCTGGGGGGCATTGTCCACCGACAATGTGATCGACGGCAGTCTGGCGCGCATGCTGATCTTCGAGAGCGAGAACCACTATCCCGATCCGCAGCATCAGTTGGCCACAAATGAGCCGCCTGCCGATCTCGTCGAACTGGTGAAGGCGGTGGCCAAAGGCGCCGATGGTTCCTCGCCGTTTCCGCTGGGCAATGCCGCCGCCGCGATCCCCAAGCCATATACCGTGCCCTATGCCACGCCCCAGGCAGAGGCCCGGGCTCGGGCGATGCGCGAAGAGCAGATCGACATGCTGCGTCGCTATCAGGGCACCCATTTGACGGGGATCATCGCCCGTCTTGCGGAAAACGCCGCCAAGCTGGCCCTCATCAAGGCGATCACCGACAATCCGGGCACGCCGGCGATCACCACTGCCGACCTCGACTGGGGCATGGGAATTGCCCGCCGCAGCGTTCAGACCTTGATGCAGGCGGTCAAGGAGCGCGTCGCTGACAACGAGTATGAGGCCTGCGTCAAAAAGGTCCACAAGGTCATCGCGGATGCCGGCAGCGCCGGGATCGATGGCAAGGCACTGAGCCGCAAGACGCAAACCGTCGACCGGCGCAAGCGCATCGAGATCATCGCCCACCTCGAGGAGGCAGGGATGATCCGCGTCATGGAAATGGTGCGAGCCGAGGGCGCGCGAGGGCGGACCAGGCGCATCTATTTTGACACCGAGTGAAAGGACAAGGCATGAGTGAGAGCTGTTTTTCGTGCCGATTTTTCCGTCTGGCCTGGCGCGATGAGTTGGGCCACTGTCGAAGGAACCCGCCGAGCGTTATTCCGTTTGAGTGGAGTGACGAGATTGAAAATACCGTCTTGCAATTGGAAGCGAAGACGGTATTTCCAGTGGTTCAGTCTGATGACTGGTGCGGACTATTTGAAAACGCACCATAAAATTCAATAGATCAAAATTGTTCAAGATTTTGTTCAAGTGCCGAAACCCGCGGGAAACTGCGGGTTTTTGCATTTGTTCAATTGTTCCGCGCGCGCGAAGGAAGGAGGGGGAGTATGTATTATATAATATATATATTGATTTATTGAATTTATATACCAAGCTCGCAGAAATCCGCCATTTTCGGCCCTTGACCAAATTGCAGAACAAATGTGAGCAATTGATTTATCTGACGCGGGCCCTGTCCCCGCTTCTCCTGCCCTAGTCCGTGGGCTATACCCTTTCCTGACGCGGCGATCCTCGAAAACGGAGGATTGCTTTGAACCAGACACCCCCCGACGCATCAGCTGTATCGGATGCGCGCGTGCCCCCCGGATCTGCGGCTGCAGGCCGGATGCGCGGCGCGACCCTTGCACTCGACCTCGGCACGACGACCGGCTGGGCACTGCAGTTGCCCGACGGGCATATTTCCACCGGCACGGTGTCGCTAAACCAGACGCGCTACGACGGCGGCGGCATGCGGTTCCTGCGCTTCCGCCGTTGGCTGGAACAGCTCGACCTCGACGCTGGCCCGATCGAGGCGGTCTACTTCGAGGAGGTCCGGCGCCACGTCGGCACCGATGCAGCGCATGTCTACGGCGGTCTGCTCGCGGTCCTGACCGCATGGTGCGAAGAGCATCTGGTCGCCTACCAGGGTGTGCCGGTGGGCACTATCAAGCGGTTCATCGCCGGTAAGGGCAATGCCGACAAGGCGGCTGTGATCGCTGCCGTTCAGGTCAAGGGCTTTGCCCCGACCGACGACAACGAGGCCGACGCCATCGCCATCCTGCTGTGGGCCATCGAGACCCGTGGAGGTGTGCGATGACCAGTTGGTCCATTCTCGGCCACACCGCCAAGGTGCTCGAAGAACGCCGCGACGACTACGGTGACCCTGCTGACCAGTTCAAAGCCATTGCAGCGCGCTGGTCGATCACCCTCGATGTGCCGGTGACCCCGGCACAGGTCGCGCTGTGCATGATCGACCTCAAGCTCACCCGGCTCGCCTACGATCCCGGCCACGTCGATAGCGTGGTCGATGTGATTGGCTATGCCGCCCTGCTGCGGGAGGTGCGCTGATGGCTGCCATCTCTCGGATCTATGATCATGGTCGCCAGCGTGACGGCGAACAGCTGCGCCGCGATGGTTGGCGCAATGGCATCCTTGCCGTCGCGGTCAGCGACCAACGCCTGACCGCCCTTGAGCGCGAAGCCATCCGCGCCATCGGCGAGCGCCTTTACGGAGGCCGCCATGGCAAGGGGGCGTAAACGCAAGGCGGGCCGCCGCCACCCCTGCGGCAAGCTGGTCCAGCCGGGCAAGGCCGAGACCCAGCGCGAGGTAACCGCGACCGTGCTGGAAGCCCGTCAGCGCCAGTATGGGGTGAGCGCCCGGCAGGCCAAGGACGAGCGCCTCGGCTCGGCCATCGGCCGGTTGGCGTTTGCCGGCAAGATCACCCCGGAGCAGCTGGCAGCTGCCGAGCTCTACGGGGATCTCATGGCCCGCAACCGCGGGGTCATGGGGCTGCCGCGTATCCACCCGCATTCCGCCGCTGGGTTGATGCTGGACGAAGGGATCTTCGGTCAGAGCACGAACGAGCTCGAACCCGAGTTCGTGGAGAGGGTCCGGCGCCGTGCAGCGGCTGCGATCCTGATGGTCAGGACCTCAGACAGCGACGCCCCAGCTTCGGCTGGTCGCAAACCGAGTGCATTGGTGCATGCGGTTGTCTGCTACGAGACGGACGCTACCATGTGGGGACAGGCTGACCTGCGGAATCTCTGTCACGGCCTTGACGCTTTGTGCCAGCTGTTCCGCATTGGCAGTGACAGTTGCTGACAGTCTCTCTCCCTTACCAATATCGGTAACAAACTGATTCATCAGAATAAATTACAGATTTCGATTGACCAACATTTGCAAATGCTGTAGGCCTTCCGAAATATAGAGATGCGAATTGCGCCCGGGGCCTTACGGTTTCCAGGCGTTTCTCTTTGCAGGCGCTGCGTGATGGCTGAACGACTTCGGGGACGCCAGGCAGTTGCGCAGCGCCTGCATCGATTACAGGCAGAACCGCTCTGCCGAGATTGTGCCTCCGTCGGGATTGTCCGCGAGGCGACCGTACCGGACCACATCGTGCCGCTAGCCCATGGCGGGTCGGACGAGGACAGCAACATCCGCTGCCTCTGCGCCGACTGCCATTCCCGGCGAACCGCTGAGCAGTTCGGCCTGCGCTGGAAAGTGCGGATCGGGCCGGATGGATGGCCTACGCAGTGACCGAACCCCGGGGGGGGCGGGTTAGAGTTCAGTCGCTCTCGGTAGGCAACCGCGCTTGGTCCAAAGTTCACGCAACCGCGAAACTCGAACCGGGGGTCAGATAGCAGAAAGTCTTGGATTCCCGTCGAATTGACTGGATATTCGCCGCGATAAGAGCGGTAGTCGCTTCACGAACACGGAGCGATGCAGATGACAACGCGGACCCTTCCGACCGCCAACGAAGCCTGGGGCTTTTATGGCACTACAAGCGATTTTGCGGATGCGGACGCAGCATGGGCGATCGCCTTCCCGGCCGTTGCCAAGGCCACCGGCGGAAACTCCGAGGGGGTTCGGGACTTTCTCGATAGCCGCCACGGCCGGCACTTCGCAGACGACGTGCACAACGGGATTCATGCCGGGCTTGCTCTCGGCGCCGCGATCGACGCTGCCATCACCCGCTGGATGGGCTGGAAGATAGACCGGGCCACTGCGCGGGAACATGGCATCCCCAAGGGGCTGCCTTACCTGACCGGCTTTGTCGGCTTTTACGAAATCATGGCAGACGCGGAATGAGCGCAGCGGCAACCAGCACGATCCGCCTTGCGATCCGCACGCTGCCCGAGAACTTTGACCGCAGCAGGATCGTCGCCGTAATCGAGACCATTGAGCAGGAACTCTACGAGGGCGGCGTCTACGCCAGCGCCACCGCCGACAGCATGACCATCGAGATCACCGTGCGAACCGACCAGTTGTTCGACACAGCCAAAGTGCTGGTCGAGCTCGAACTGATCTGATTGGTGGGCCCGGCAGGACTCGAACCCGCAACCAAGCCGTTATGAGCGGCTAGCTC